ATTTAAACATAAATAAAATATGCAGCACTACGCGCTGTTCAGGCTATCAAGTAGGAATGCCTTGGGGGTGTTATCCAGTGACCCCACGCGGTGCTGCAATAATTCTATTCTTATTTGCTGGCAATAAAAATGCCGCCTTGATGGGCGACCTATTTACGCCCTACTTGATTTTGAACGATGCAAAGATAAGGCGAAAGCCTGACATTTGCAAACTTTCGCCCAAAATTTTAAGAGAGTTTAAGAATTAACCCTCCAGTTCGCCAGGATTACCACCGCCGCCCTGGTTGTTGTCGCCAGTGCCTTCGCCGTTCTCTGGTTCCTGCTCGTTCTCTTCATTGTCGTCGTCCTTGGCGGTAGCCCAGCCGAGCTGTGCACCTGCGATAGCTTCGGCTATCTCCTGAGAGGGGCGATAGTTGGTGTGAGGTGTCAGGTCGGACAGCGTAAGGTCGTCCTCCTTCTCCACCCACTTGCCCGATACGCTGGGATAGAGTTTGCCGAGAGGCCCCAAGTCGATGATCTTTCCGTTCTTCAGCTGTCTTGCAGCGGCTTTGAGCATCAGCCCTGCACAAGCCACGATTTCCTCCTGGGCATAAGTGGTGTTCATGCCTGCAATCTCGCAGATGTCATCGAACGACTCGGTTCCGTTAGTCACTACGCGGGCCACAAATCCCGCCTGCTTGGTCTGAGGATTCTTAAATGCAATCTTCTTGACCTTTAATGTCAGTTTTGCCATGTCTATTTATTTTGGTTAAAAAATACATTCAATAGGTTGAGTTGAGTAATTCAACGGGTTGAATTGTCGAATTCAACAGGTTGAATTTTTTATGCTTCTCCCCGTGCGATGGCTGCTGCCTCGATTTCTATCATCTCGGATATTCGCTGCATAGCCATTTGGAGTGCTTTTTCTGCTGCCGGCATAAACCAGTTACGGGGTGCTATGCTTCCTCGGTTGCCTGTGTGAGCCTTGTCACCTCTGCTTATGCGGTACACGCGATTTTCATACCTTGTGCGGTTACCCTTTACCGTGTTACGGAAGCCGATGACGCGGGTCTTGGTTCCCTTGTTCAGTATATTCAGAATCCATCCTCTGTCAAGTGGTGAGCCTCTGTTTATCTGTTCCGTTCTTTCGCTTCTTGGTCTTCGGTTGCCGCCACGTTGTCCCTGTACAAGTTTGCGCGGTGGCGTGTAACTGTTGCCGCCTCCATGTTCTGATTTGGCTTTTTTGATGTTGATTTGTCCACCCAGCACTTTCTCATATACCGACGTGCGGATGGCACGTAACGACTGACGGGGGTCTCCGTTTGCAAAGTGGGCAGAATTCATCATCTCCCTGCGGGCCTCGAACAGAGCCTCGCGGATATGCTGCTGCACCGCCTTCCTCATTTTGGGGTCGGTAGTCATAGCGGCTTGGAGGTTGTCAGCCACGTTGCTGATGAGTGTATCGTCGATTACAAGTCCCATACGAAAAAGTGCGGTTAGTCCGCTATACTAACCGCACCATTGGGCGTAATTGGTTTACTTTGAAGGGCTGTTGTCTATTGTCCGAGTTCGCCGCCGTTGTTGTCGCCGACGTTTGATTCGGCCTCTACGGCGCGGGCGTTTTCTTCGCGCATCTGTCGCTGGAGTTCTTCTATCTGTTCGTCGGTCAGTTGGCCGGTGGGCAGCGTGTCGTCTTCCCAGGGGAACTTCAGAAGGTCGGAGGGCTTGTATATGCCAACCTTCTTGATGTCGGCCATTGAGACGCACATGAGGTTGTAGGTCTGCCAGCGTGTGGCACTCCACATGTCGCGCGAGCGGCGGTGGTAGCCTCTGATGATGAGTCGCAGCTGCCAGGCGCGGAGTTCGTAGAGGAATTCGTGGTTGGTGCGGCCTATTTCGCCCACGATGATCTCATAGAGTTCGTGGGCGGAAATCAGTTTTTTGTCTTGTCCTCGTCGTCAGCGTCTTTCTTTTCGGGCTGGTCTTCTTTGGGCAGCACGTCGGGGATGTGCATCCACTGGGTCATGCTTTCGATGACGGCGGTGGCGAGTTGTCCGATTTCCGCACCGCTGGCCTCGGTCATCAGTCGCTCGATGGTGATCTTGGTGTCGGGGTTGGCTGTGATGATTGCGGCCATGTAGAGTGCCAGTGAGTTTTTCTGCTTGTTGAGGGTCTCGATGTTGAAGGGATCGCCGGTGATTTCCTCATAGGCGATTTCCACGGCCATGTTGAAGCGGATGTCCACTTGCTCGCCGAGGAGGGTGATGGTTTGTTTGTTGTCTGTCATAGAGTTTGATGTTTGATTGATTGCTTATTCGTTGGGCGGTACGAGGCTGTCCGGTGTCAGGTCCTCGATGCCGGTGAACTGCGCGGCCCATGTGGAGTTGTTGCGGTTCTGCGCCACAATTTGCAGGTCGGTGAGTATGGCCTTTCCCCAGCAACGTGAGCCGACGACGAGCTGTTCGCGGTTCTTGGTGCCCTCGGTGGGTGCGAACATCAGGTAGTAGGTGTTGCCCACAGTGAGCTCTTCCAAGTCGACTGCCCCTGCGTCGGCAGTGTCTTGAACGAGTGCCTCGGTCTGTACGTCCCACGCCAGTCCGGTGACTTCTTTCTGCTCCCATGCGTTGTCGGTGTCTTTCGTTGACGATTCTCCGACGACCGCGCTGACGTGCAGCGTGCACGACATGGCGGCGGCTATGCACTTACGGTTCTGTGCGGTGGTGCCGACTAAGATTCGAAGGTTCTGACCTTTAACTGTTGCCATGATTCTTGTTCTTTGTTTGTTGGTGTTTCTGAAAACGACGCCCGCCCTGGTAGGTGGTAGGTCGGGCGTCGCGGGGAAGTATGATAAAGACGCTGAAAGTGATGGTCTTTATGACAATGCGCCGGCTCCTGTGAACTGACATGTGAGTGTCGAGTTCTGTCGGTTGGGTGCATTCAGGCTGTAGTCCGTCAGGTAGGCTTCGCCGCTCTTCTTGATGGCAGAGTTCTGACCCGTGCGGTTGTTGGTGCCGCTGGTGGTGTCGAAGGTGAGCGTAACCTTGGTCTTGTTGATGATCAGACTGAGCAGGTCCACAGGCAGTTCGCCGTTCGTGCCGTTGTCAGTCAGCGTCACCAAAGAATCGGTGCTGGCGTCCCATGACAGCCCTACCACTTCGTTGTTTGCCCAGTCGCCGGCATCGTCCTTGGTTGACGAGTCCTCAGTCTGAGCTGCCACGTGAATGGTACAGCTGGTGGCCATTGCTATGCACTTGCCGCCAACCATGACTCGGAGGTTTTGTCCTTTGATAGTACCCATAGCTGTGTATTACGGATTAGTGTCGCACACGTATTGCAGCACCTGCCAGAAGCAGGGCTTGTCAGGGTCATACTGAATGCCCGATGCCGTGAAGTCGTACTCGTCCGGCACGTACTGGTAGTCGTCCCATGCATGACTATCGGTGTCCTCGAAATACTCGATGATGGTCTGGCGGACGCTTTCGGTAATCTCGCCCAGCGCATCGCGGCTTTCGGCTGCAATCTCGATGGAGATGGTCACCTTGTCGTTGTCGCCCTCGAAACTGTTGTCCTTCGTGTGGCCCTCATTCTGTAGTCCGTCGAAACTGATAATCAGGTATGGCAGCGGCTCGTTCGCAAGGTCGTCGTCGGGCACGGGAATGGCCGTCGAGTATATCCGACCGCCCACCGTTGCCGTCAGCTCGGCATTGGAGCGAAGCGCGTTGTAGAAGACTTTATCAGTGATGAGTGACATGTGGTGCAATACTATTGTGCAACGTTATTTTTCTTTTTGTTTCGTTTCGCAGTCATCCCGCTTCCTTTTGGGAAGCCGGCGGGCGGTCAGCCTGTTGCCGTTTGCATCGGAGCCGCCCGTCGGCATGAACTACTATGACAGTCAGTTCTGGTTATCCCGAAAGTAGCGAGAGAGAATAGAGATTTTAGTGAGTCGTGGGCTCTTCAACGAGCTTGATGAGCTTGAAGGCCTGTGGCTTGCCGGAGGTGTTGCCGTTGACCTTGCTTGACAGCTCAACGAGTGAGTAGTCAAGACCCATGCCGAGGGCGATGACGTTGCGGTCGAAGTTCTCCTGAGAGGTTCCGTCCACGTTGAACTCGATGCCGTCAGCGTACACCTGCTCGTTCAGGTAGCCGAAGTGACCGATACCGATGTAGCGGTACTGGCCGTCCTTGGTGGCGATACCTTTGGAGGCAATGGCGTAGTCGATGTACGGAGATACCTTGTAGCGATAGCCTACGCACTGACCATCCTGCACGACGGTGCGGTTCGAGTCGGTGGTGCCGGGGATGAGCTTGGTGAACTTCAGGTCAACCTCGGTGGCCTTGTCCATGATGATTTCGGGGTCGCCCTCGAAGCCCTTGTCGTACATGTCGGCAATCTTCTTGGCGAGGTTCTTACCGATGTTCTCGTCCAGAGTCAGCTCCTCGACGGTCACGGTAGCGAATGGGCCGATAACGTCGCGGTAGTCACCGTGAGCGTAAACGTGGAGAGCGCGGAACATAGCCCAGCCCTTGGTGAACTTGAAGGTCAGGAAGCCGATGATGTCGAATGCGGCCTGAGCCACGGCACGACGGCTGACGGGAACACTGGCGCAGACGCGCTTCGGAGAGGTGGTGATGTTGGCAAAGTTCAGTGCCTGTTCAGCCACCTTCGTTACCTCACCCTCGACGGTGAACTTCACGTCGTTGATGCTGTAGGGGATGACCTGAGTGCCAGTCACGCCGGTCAACATCTTCAGGTCGTCGGGCAGTTCAATGCCGGGCACCTTGGTGTCGACGATGGGCTGAATCTCCACGGGGATCAGACCGCCTGCTTCGAGGTTGGCCTTCTCGTTCTGGTCGGGGCCGCTGGTGATGGCGTTGGCGAGGATGGTGGTGGCGTTGGCTGCACGCTTGTGGGTGAAGCAGTCAGCAATCATCTCACGCAACTCCTTGCCCTTGTCCTCGCGGCTCTTGATGGCTGCGAGCTCGGCACCAGAGGCGAGAGCCTTTGCACGGGTTGACAACTTAGCGGACTCGTCAACGAGTTCACGCTGTTCCTTAACTTCCTCGGCGGTCAGTTCGCGGGTCTTGCCTGCCTCGTCGAGTTCGTCGATACGATTCCAGATAGCGATCTGGCGCTCCTGGATCTGTGCTTTTGTCATTTCTTTCATACAAAAACGTTTTTATAAGGGTTAATAACTAAGTGATTCTAATTCCTGTTCGGTGCGCAGACGCATGGCACGATGGCGCAAGCGCATAGCCTGCTGTTCGCGGAAACGCTGCTCCTGCTCTTCCAGTTCGCGCTGTTCGCGGGCTTCCTTCTCAGCATTGGTCTCGCCGCCGTTGGCTTCGCGCTCCTTTGCCTCACGAGCCTCTTTCTCGGTATTGGTCTCGCCACCGTTGGCCTCACGCTCTGCCTTCTCGCGGGCCTCGCGCTCCTCGTCGGTCTCGCTCTTGTCGTCGGTGTCGGGGTCGTCGTCGCGCTTGTCGTTCTTATCGCCACACTCGCGCTTCAGCTGCTCCTCAATCGCCTTGTCGATAGCCTCGGACTGCTCACGGGTTGCCACGTCGGTCTGCTCGTAGGCAGGATGGGTCACGTTGGCCACATCGTAAAGCTCAATGATGCGCTTTACATGACGGAGCCATACTTCCTTGCCGTCGATGGTCTCGTTGGTGCGCTCATACGATACGCCATTCTCGGTGTCCTCGTAGTCGTCGCGGAAGGCGAACGACATGCCATAGACATTGCCCAGGCGAATCTGCTCCAGAGTGTCGTTGGCGTTGGTGGTATTGGGGTAGTCACAGCTAATCTCCACGTTTCGCTCGTTGAGTGCCATGCCCAGCGTTCCTTTACCTTTGCGCCAGCGTCCAATCATGTCACCAATCTTCGTCGAGTGATTGTTGTTGTAGATCACGTCAGAGCGGTTGATGACATCCTGAGTGATACATCCCGGCTCCAGTATCTCGAAGACTACACGGGTGTCACTCCAAGGTGTGAGGTTGACTGACCGCACACCGAACACGATGGGGTGTCCTACCACGGTGCGACTGGGCTGCCCGTTGGCATCCTCGCGTACTTGCAGGTTGCACTCCTCGATGGGGATGAATCTTGTCTGTTTCATATTCTCGTTTTACATTTGAAAATGTTATCTACTTATCGGGCGTTTTAGCGTCCTGGGTTTACTGCGCGATGCAGATGCTTTTCGCGCTTCTTTCGCTGTTGTTGAATCTCGCGCTCCAGTGCGTCGATTTCCTCTTTTGTCGGGTTGAATGTCATATTGGTCACTTTTTTATTCGAGCTTGCTCGATTCGTCGGTCGAGCTTGCTCGATGTTATTGTTGAGCTTGCTCGCCGTCTTCGCCACCCTCCACGGTGTAGTTGCCGGGCTTCAGCTGCTGGGCGGCGTCGCTTTTGGCGATAAGAGCCTTCAGTGTCATGAGGTTGGCCGATGCCATTGGCACGTCGCCATCCTCCACGGCTGGCATGTCGAAGTCGCGGCGGGCTTCGTTGACGGTGCAGAGTCCTGCCTGCATCTTCAGCTGTGCCACCTTTGCACGGCGTTCGGGGTCCATCACCATCAGCGGGTCTTCGCAGATGTGGATGTCGCGGGTGCCGTAGTCCTTGAAGCCTATCAGCTTGCGGGCAATCTCTTTCTCGTTGCCGGTCTTCTGTGGTAGGATGGTTCGTGTGTGGAACTCCATCGTCGCGTTCTGATAGTCGTTGTAGTGGCTGTTGGTGTCGAGCATCAGCAGCGGACGGGGAACGCCGAAGAACCTTGCCACGTCGTCGTTGGTTGCACCCACCTGCTCGAACATCTGCATCTCGGCACTCGTCATTGAGATGTTTTGCACCTTATCCAAGCCACGGATGGCGAGGATGTCGTGACCTGAGTACATCTTGTCTTGCAACTCCTTAGCGTAGGCTTGCATCTGGTCTTTGTTGTACAGACCGCCACTAAGCAGCCCTTGCGTTCCGCGTTGCTCCTCGCCGATGATCAACTTCACACGGCCACCCTTTGCCGCTGTTTCGAGAGCCTGCGAGCGCAGGGTGCGGTTGAGCGAAAGCGTCTCGATGGCATACTGGAGCGTCGGGATGCCCCACAAGCCGTTCTGATAGCGGAAGGTGTTGGCGAAGTGCAGCACGTCCTCACGCGGCACGTCGGTCAGCGTCACATAGCCGTGGTCGGTAAGGTACACGATGCTTGCGTAGGTGCCCGTGTTGATGTTGTAGCCGCCCGTCTTCACCAGCCACAGAGCGGCAGGGAATCCGAACTCGTCGCGCTCGATATACACGAAGCTGTTGCCGTAGAACAGTCGGTTGATTTCCACCAGCCGCCACAAGTCGCTGGCGGACATGATGGGGTTCGGCTCCTGCTGCAACAGATAGTTGATGCGCTTACCAAGGCCGCGCATATCCTGAACGAAATTGCCCTTCTCGAAGTCCTTCTTGCGGTACTGCACGGGCATGACGCTCATGGTGTCAGCCCTCAGATTGACGGCACGATATACAGCACCGACCACCAACGCCTGTTCAGGGCCACGAACGTAAGCGATGCGCTCCTGATAGTCGCCACCGCTCACCTTCGACTGGTTGCCCTGCGCGTTCGGGTCAGTCGTGGCGGGGACACCTGGAGTTGGTGCCTCGCGCGTCTGCCTGAATCGGAATAAATTCGCAAAAATATTGTCCATATCTATTTGCCTTTTCTAATCTTGGAAATCGTGGTTACGGGTTTACCAATGCTTTCAGCACCTCTTCCTTCTCCGCTGTGCGCTCATTGATCTTGAAGAAATACTCCACGGCCCGCTTCTGGTAGATGTCGTTATCCTTTGGTCTC